AAAGGAGTTGCTCACGGAAGACGAGGCAGAAACCCTGCGCAAATCCATTGAAGGGCTTGAGGTTATGCCTTCGATGCGAGCACTGATGACCGCAGGTGAGGCTTTAGATAAGGATAACGTAGCTGGCTTTAACTGTAGTTATCTACCAATAGATCACCCTAAAGCATTCGATGAGATGATGTACGTGCTCATGTGTGGGACTGGCGTAGGATTCAGTGTTGAACGTCAGTACATAAGCAAGCTACCAGAAGTTGCAGAGGAATTCTATGAAACAGACACAGTTGTTAATGTTGCGGATTCGAAAATTGGATGGGCAAAAGCGTTTAGGGAGTTGGTATCGTTGTTGTATTCAGGTCAAGTTCCCAAGTGGGACGTTAGTAGAGTACGACCTTCGGGTTCCCCGCTTAAAACTTTTGGAGGTAGAGCAAGTGGCCCTGAACCTCTGCTCGAACTATTCCGATTCACTGTGGACACGTTTCGCGGAGCTGCTGGACGACGACTTAGCTCCATTGAATGCCACGATATCTGCTGTAAAATTGCTCAAATCGTGGTCGTTGGAGGAGTCAGACGAAGCGCATTGATCAGCCTTTCTAATCTAACAGATGATCGAATACGCCGTGCTAAATCTGGACACTGGTGGGTAGAGAATCCACAACGAGGACTGGCAAACAACAGTGCTTGCTATACAGAAAAACCAGACTTCGTGGCGTTTTTGAATGAATGGAAAAGTTTATACGAGTCCCAATCAGGTGAGCGAGGAATGTTCAGTCGAGTCGCCAGTCAAAAGCAGGCTGCAAAAAACGGTCGAAGAGATGCTGACTGGGACTTTGGGACGAATCCCTGCTCAGAAATTATCCTGCGTCCTTATCAGTTCTGCAACCTATCGGAAGTTGTTGTCAGGCCAACCGATAGCCTTAAAGATCTTAAACGAAAAGTACGTGTTGCGGCTATCCTTGGAACTCTTCAGGCGACGCTGACTGACTTCCGGTACTTGCGTAAGGTCTGGAGAGATAACACTGAAGAAGAAGCGTTACTTGGAGTATCGCTAACAGGCATCATGGATCACCCTGTGCTGTCTGGGCGCGAGGCTGTAGGAGACAACGGTGAACGTAAACAACTTAAGAAGTGGCTCACTGAGATGCGTGAGGAAGCTATCAAGACTAACGCTGAGTGGGCTAAAAAACTTGGGGTTAATGCTTCTACTGCTATTACTGCTGTTAAGCCCAGCGGTACTGTCAGTCAGCTTGTTGATTCTGCTTCAGGCATTCACCCGAGATTCTCAGAGCAGTACATACGACGAGTAAGAGCTTCTGCTGATGACCCACTATGTGCAGTATTAGAATCAGCAGGCGTACCTGTAGAGAACGATGCGCTGTCACCTAATACGAAGGTATTCTCTTTTGTTAAGCAGGCTCCTGAAGGCGCTGTGGTGACTCAAGACATGGGCGCTATACAGCAGCTAGAACTGTGGGAAATCTATCAAGACTACTGGTGTGAACACAAACCGTCCATCACTGTGTACTATAAAGACTCTGAGTTCCTTGAGGTAGGACAGTGGTTATACAACAAGTTCGATAAGATATCTGGTGTTAGCTTCTTGCCTTTCGCAGAGCATACGTACCAACAACCACCATATGAACCTATCGACAAAGCTACGTACAACAAACTAGCAAAAAAAATCCCAACCGAAATTGATTGGGATATACAAGAGGAGTCAGATATGACTGAAGGCTCCCAGACACTTGCTTGCGTTGGAGGCGCTTGCGAGATTTAACTACAGGGGCTTCGGCCCCTTTTTATTGCAGCTCTGAGTAAGTTGGTGAGTACTCAGGTTCTTCAACTAAACCTAATCTTTCTTCTTTTCCTCTACGTTTCACTTCAACATTACGTTTACGTTTCATAAAACCAACAGGATATGTTGCACCAAAGTTCTCAGACTTACTTGCCTCTTTGATATACAACGGTAGCAAAGACGCTCTTATTTTATTAGTGGCTTGTTCTAACTCGTACTTGCGTTCTTCTGGTAACAAAGCCTGATACTTATCTGTTGTTATCAACCAAGACAATCCGTTAGTAACGGCGTCTTGAGAAATCTTTCTTAACAACGATAGCTCTTTACTATTTAGTTCTACACCAGCTAGTATTTTATCTGGCTTTGCTATGTCTACATTGTTTTTATATATCTCTCGTTGCAGTGCTGATATGTCTGCATCTGGGAACTTCATCTTTAAGAATACTTCCCAAGCTGCTACATCTGGATCTGCTTCAGCAATCGAAGCATAGTCAGGGGGTAAGTCTTGACGCATTCCGGGAATCCGTTGCTGCATTCTTTCTGCGCCAGTTAAAGCTAGTCGCTCTTGATCATTAGCACGAGCAACATCAGCTACTCCCGTAGGAATATAAGATTTAATATAATCATTAAAAGCACGAGACAAAGAATCTTCAGGTTTACCAAAAGCAAAGTTATCTAGAAAATCTATAACACCTTTTAACGCCTGCTTATCACCTGTCATCTTCCAGATAGTAGTTAAGAATCTGTTCCAGAACTCGTCTTCTTCTCCGTTTACTAAGTGGTAACGAGAGTTAGCTAGCCCTGTTAATAAAGGAGCTACAGGTTCAATACGTGAATAAGGAACCCAAGTATCACCAATACGTATAGACTGTTCAGGAATACCAGCTAACTTCCAGCGTTCTCGCTCATCATAGTTAATAGGAACACCACTAATCTTAGGAATATCAGTACCATCGTCTTCAGTCATCCAAGCTGTTAAAGCGCCGATAACAGAAAGACCTATGGCTTGCCTTGCTAAAAGATCAGAAGTGTCATACCCGTGCATGTTAGCCCACTTCCTAAGATTCTTTGTTGATAATATAGCTGCAGCAAAAGGTGTATAACTAAGACCTTCAATCGTAATATTAAAAGGAGTCTTTACAAAAGGCATTGTAGCCGAAGCAGCTACAGCACCAATCTTTTGTCCAGTAGTAGAAGAAGGACCAGTTTCTGTTTTAGCCTTAGCTATTTTATCTATTAAACTAGGAGTACGAACAAAGTTACCTTGATCATCTAGAACGTAATCACCTGACTCACGTTTAAAACCTGATGTTTTTCTTTGGAAAGTCATTTGAAGGGCTTGTTCGCGCAGTGAATCAAAACTAATCCCACGCTCTAAAAACATAGAGTCGAACTTACCTTCTAAAGCTCTAAGTCCTTTGGTTATATTTGCGTATCTATTTTTAAATGGCCCTTGAGGTACAGAGTTATAGGCATTATTGTAAGCACCATAAAGTTCTTGCATATAAGATTGATAGTACTCGCCTACACTTTTAGATGGATCTGTTCTGTTAGCTTTAATAGCATCGGCGTATACTTGCTCTGATACAAGTTGATGTCTAAAGAAAACTTTAGCTGTCTCGTCCACACCAATAGCAAGACGAGAAGGGGTAGTTAAAGCAAAGTCAATAGCTTTTAAAACAGAGTTAACTTTTCCTGCTTGCCCAGGGTCGTGAAAGATTGCATGACGAGGTGAGTAATCATACGTAGTACCAAAAAGTTCTTGAGCAGCCCTATCTATTTCTATTGATTCTGCGCCAGTAAAAGAATCGTTGAATGCTTTCTTTATGTTATTTATATCTGGGTTGTTATTTAGCTCTGGATTCTGTTTTAAAAAACGAGACCACAATAGTTCTTTAGCTTTAGTTATTAATTCTTTTTTAGTGATGCCTTGATCTTTGGCAATAGCATCAAGACTAAAGTGAATATCAGATGCTTTGCCTTCCATAAAAGTAGACCAGAAGTAACGAGCAGCATTTCTATATACTCTAGCTTGTTCACCGCTACCAGCTAGTGTTCCTAGCGTAGCTCTCCAATGTGCTTCAAGATCAGTGAAGTCTCCTTGACCTGCTTTACCTATACCTTTTACTGTTTGTCTGCTCGTTCTTAATACTGTCTGGGCAACAGCACTTAGCGCGTTAGCTACTAACATACCGCTAGAAAACAATAATGCGTTAGGATAAACAACACTAGCAAATACAGCAGCCTTGGTCCATATTGGACGCTTGTCTCCAATCACAACACCATTGGACATTAACTCAGAAATAGTAGCAGGCGGTACTCCATCTTTTTCTAATTGCTGTTGAAAAGCAACCATACGCTTAGCTGCTTGAGCACATGCTTCTGTCATTACTGGATTAGGCACACTTCACTCCAAAAAGATTATCAATGATTACACCCTTAGCTGTCTTACGGGCGTTCTTCTCCATGTTCTGTTTTGCTTTTTTAAGCTGATTAAGTGCTCTACCTCTAGCAGAACCAATAGATTTGTAGATCTTAGTTATATGAGTAGCTAACATATACTCATCAAACGCTTGAACATACGCTTGAGTATTGACTAGACCTTCTTGTTGTAAATCGTACAAGCGATCACCGTAAAAAGTTCGTCTGTTTTCTGCAATGATCCATAAGTCCTGCAAAGCCTCTGTATATTCGCCAGACATAAGACGAGTAGTATTAGCAGGATCCATAACAAAATCAACCATACTACCGTAGCCTTGCTCTATATCCTCTTCTCTTATTTTAGCAGCTAGCTTTTCTAAGTTATCCCAACCGCCTTCCATACGGTAAGCAAAGTTCTCCATCGAAGCAGCTACTTCTTCAGGAAGATAACCAGCTAATTCACCTTGAATAATTGCGCCTTGTGCATCAGTAGCTTCTTCATTAATAATGGTTCTACCCATTGCCTCTTTAGTACGTAGGTCAGGACGTACACCAGAGAAAGCATCAGGATCTTTGTTATAAACTCTACGAGCAGTACTGGCGCTTACGTTAAAGCCGCGTATTGACTCTTCACCATATCCTCTAGCTGCAAGGTCTTCTTTGTATTGAACAGAAGGACGAACACCAGCAGAAGACAAAGAACGGCGAGGTTCGAAACCAACCATCTCTGGTTCTATTGGCATAGAAATAGTACTGTCTTGTCCTCCTTTACTTCCTACAGAAATGGTGTAGTTAGCCTGAGCAATAGCGTCTTCTACTTTATTTCCTGTAGCTACTGGAGGAGGTGGAGCAGTGTACTTATTATTTGCAGATAGACTAAAGGATCTAAAGGCACTTACTTGTAAAGGGTCAGCCCAATCAACATGAGAGTTACCACCAGTGAGATGTAAAACATTTTCTTTTTCTAATTCTAATGCTCTACGTTTAGCCCTTATTGCACGAGGAACAGCACCAGCAATAGATGGATTAGAAACAGCGTCATCTACTACTTTGTTTAGTCTTTGTATTTGTGCGTTGTTGTTATTAACTTGTTCATCTATTGTTTTTAATCTACGTTCTCGTGCAGATTGCAGCTCTTCAATTTTTCTTTGTATTGGCCTACGCTTACGCCTATTAACAGTACCTGCTTTTTCTGTTAACTGAGCAATCTGTTCATCAAGTACACGTATATCTGTGTTGCTTTCTGTAAGCACACGACGAGCATCATCAGGAGAAATAGTTTTTGATACTCGATGTACAAAAGGTTTTACATTAAGAGTAACAGGAACAGGCTCTAAAGAACCCGCAGCAGCTCCCTCTGTAAGAGGCACTTCTTGACCTCGCTGTAATTGCTGAGTTAGTAGTTCATCTCGCTCAGCAGGAACACGAGTATCCCAAAAATTAACAGGCTCCCTTGGAGTTTCAGGACCCCTTGGGAACAATCTCTGCTGCTCTGGAGAAACCACCGCAGAAGCTCGGGCAGCGGCCTTAGCGCCTTCAGCAGCTATAGCAGGAGACATCAAGGCAGCACCAAATCCAAAACCCGCAGCAGCCCCTCCTGCCGTGTTAAGAAGACGACTATCTCCGAACTCAGGGTACACAGGCATTAAAGCGCCAAAAGCAGCTCCCTCTGCTCCACTGCCTAGTAAACCAGCTACAATAGGAGGCATTTTGTTTGCTTTAAGCATACCAGAAGTAAAAGCACCACCAGCTATTCCAATAGGATCTAAGAATGCACCTACAGCTTCCCCTCCAGTAATTAAACCAGCATCTGATTGCTGTCTTCTAACCCTATAATTGAATTCTTCTTGTAAGGAATTCCTATCTAATAAGTTACCTTTTAAAGAAGCACCTGCTGTATATCCAGCCCTAGAAACAGTTTCTTGTGTTGGGGTATAAAAAGGTATAGCATTCAACAAAGCATACGCAGCTTTCTCACTGAGATTCTCAGGCTTAGGTAAAGAATTAGCCCACTCTTGGTAAGTACCTTTAGTGTCTTCTGCCGTTACTTGTATAAGCGTTTGCATAACAAGCGGCTTAACGTTTTCGGGTATCTCATCTATAGGCGTTTCTTTGTACGCATTAAAAAAGAAGCCAGCCATCTTGGAAGCCTCTTCAATAGGTATTTCCTCTACAGGAGTAGTACCCCATTTATCAAACCAGTCCGTATAATAACTACTAGCACCCTCATCTATTATTTCTTGAGGAGACGTAATGAGTTTATAGATATCAATTTCAGGGACAGGTTGTTCAATAGGTAGCAATTCTTGTTCATCCATTGCAAGTACCTTAACGCTGTGCTGTGCTTTTAAAAGTGTTTGCTAGATCCAATGGAGTACGTGACTTAGACCCTGTTTGTTCTTGGTTATCAGTTTTTGTTTCTGTTCTGTCTACAGGATCTTCAAAACCTATAATACGCTCCGCACTAAAGGTTTTAAAATCTTCAAACCATTTAGGATCTACTTTACCGTCTGAACCAGCAGGAGCATCAATTTGCTTAGTTTGAACATCACTAGTATCAAACAAAGAACCGCCTTTGTACCCCTCTTCTTCTTTAGGGATATACGTAATCTTTACTGTTTTAGGCGATTTAGATGTAGCGGCTTGTCGGTCTAAACTAGTCTTTTCTAGTCGAGCCATAGTAGTAGTAGCCTCGGCTAAGTCTTCAGAGTTATAGCTAACAGCAGACCACACAGCAGCCCTGTTATTTTCATTTAACAATCCACCATTTTTTTGAAATTGCTGCATTATATTTGCAGCGTCTTCGTCTGTGCTTTTTGTTTTTAGTGCGCTGAATCTTTTATCCGCAGCTTCTAATTGACCACGAGCAACTAACGCCCCAATACCTTGATCGTAGTAAGATATATTTTCATAGTAATCACGGTTAGCTGCTGTCTGCGTTTGTTCTTCAGCAATGTCTAATGCAGTAGGTAGATCAGTAATATCACCTGAAGCAATACGACGAGATACATCTTTAATAATGTTTTCGTCGTACATACGTGAATCAGCATCTTGAACAAACTGAGAGCCTAAAGTAGATGTATTAGCTAAAGTTCTTTGTTGCGCTGCTTGTGTTTTTTTCCTGCCTTTAGCTTGCTCTTGTAGTTGTCTAAGATTAGAAACAGTAGACATAACTTCTTCACGGCTCATGCCTAAACCAGCAAGAGATCCTATGCCTTGTTGCAACATTTCGTTAGTCAGTTGACCAGAAGATGCTGCTCCTTCTAGAGCCATAAGCCCACCAAGAAGACCCTGCTCTCTTCGTTCTTTTTCTTTTTGTTGTATAGCCATTCCCGGCAACGAACCAGCCGATACGCCTACATTAAACAAACCTTGCATATAACTAGGTTGTGATAGACCTTGTATAAAACCTTGTCCAAAACGTGCCATTCTTATATCTCCTAGCTAAACAAACCGCCTAATAATCCAGCACCTAAGGCTCCCATTAAATTGGCTTGCCCTTGTCCTGCGCCAAGCAAAGCCTCAAGTCCACCCATAGACGCTTCACCAAATAAGCCAGCACCTTGAAGCTGACCACGTTGCGCTAACTGTGGATACAATGACGTTGCCTGTAGAGTATTAAGTAGCTGAGCCTGCGGTATATAACCAGCAGACATGTACTGTTGACCTAACTGTGCTTGCTGAGCTTGTTGCTGTTGTGCTTGTTGCATAGCCATCAGTGATGCTTGGTTTTTTGCTTCAGCCTGCGCTTTAGACAACGCTAGTTGTTCTGGTGTTCCTCCGTACATATTAGTACTAACACCCAAACGTCCTTGGTTAGCTAGACGTTCTTCAAGAGCCATCTGTTGACGTTGCTCTTCGGGAGTTTGCATTGCCCTAATAGCGTTATATACTTCTTGTTCACGACCAGCAGTAGGCATCATAGCTTGATCATAAAAACCCTGAGCACCGCTCAAAAGAGATTGCTGCATTGCTTGCTCTTGTGGAGACAAAGCCATGTTAGCTCTCAATTGCCCATCTGGTCCCTGCGCTACACCAAACTCAGCTCCTGTAGCAGAGGTAACACCAAACGGTTGAAATTGTGTTTGCTGTAGAGCTTGATTGGCAATGTCTTGAGAGCCTCCGTAAGCCCTCTCTCCAATGTCTCCTAGGTCTTTGTAAGCAGACGTTAAAGCGCCTAACCCTCCAGCACCTAATCCAAGGGCTGCTAATACTTGAGTAGCCCCACTTGCACTTCCAAGAGCATCACTAAGCCAGCCCATTAGACACTACCTCCAATTAAGATATTCATAGTATTTTTCCTAATAAAGCATATACGTTAATTTCTTGAATAGACAGAGAGCTACCTGATATGTCAGCTTCAACGCCTACGGTAATAACTGTTCCTGAGCCTGTAGTGTTAACTTGCCGTCTACTGGTGACACTTCCACCAGAAAACTTAGCGATACTGAACTCTGCACTAGATGTATTAAACTCAAAGGTTTCATCTGATCCTAGAGTCACAGATCGACTACTGTACTCATCACTTAAGTCGTATCCCCAGTACATAGACAACACTAAGCTAGATCCACCTACAATGGTTGGTCTCATCTTCTTTAGGATCTTTGTTTTAGAAGAGTCACCAAAGGTTAAACCGGGACTGTAGTACCTAAACCGATAAGACTCGTTGTTATCAGTGTATCCCGTGTACTCGCCTATGCCTTCGCTAGTGCCTATCAAGAGCGTACCGTCACGTTTCTTGTGGAAAGCCTTGAAGGTACTAGAAGGCCATCGTGTTACACGGTAAGCGCCGTTGTCTAACTTAGCCCTTAAATCAAAGCAATACACTAACTCTTCACTGGGAAACGATATTAAGTAAAAGTAGTTCTCAGGGCTAAACACGGCGTTAGTAGGCTCGCTACGCGCAGCAATGGTATCTACAAGCTCAGTCTTAATGTTTCTGCTCAAGTCTGTTATAGGCATAGACTTTTCTTGGATAGTCCTGCCAAAGCTACGTAAGCCAGAAGGCGACATAAACAGTACGTCAGTACCTATGTGTTGTATAGAGTTACGACAGACGGCCCCTATACCAGCTACAGTGTCTATAATGGACATACTAGCGGGAGAGTCTGCGTTTTGATACACGATAATACTGTGGTTACCAAAGATAATTAACAGGTTGTTGTGTGCAGCTATACCACGTATCTCATCGTACCCATCAGGCCACGCTTTAGATACGTCTATAGACCCACTAGAGCCACCACTAAAGTCGTGACCTATGAGCAAGTCAGACCAATAAATAGTGTTGTTGTCTGTAGTTGTGCCTACTACCCAGAGTCTACCAAAAGCCGCTATAGCTTCGTGACAGTACTGTGCAGATGTAATAGAAGCCCCAGATACAGCAGACATTTTAGTCACTGCACCGAGACTATCGCTGTACACTAAAGGCTCGTAGCCTCTCTGAAAGAAGTAACAATAATCGTTAAAGTTAACCATCTTCCAGTTGTTAGCAGTAATTGTGTAGGACGCTGGAGTCTCATCCACAAGTGTACCAGTGCCTGAAAGTATCTTGTTGTTGCCTACACTAAAAACTACCTCGTTACCTGCACTGTCGTAAAACTCGTGTATCCTGTGTATACGATCAGAGCCTAACTCAGTAGCGTCTGTAGTGAACAACGACAAGCCTTCACGAGCAGCAATACGACCACGTTTGTCGATGACAGCGTTATCTGCAATCTCAGCAAACGAAGGATCTTGTGCTAACGGTGAGTCCTCAGTGTTGATCCCCTTGAACGCAGGAGCAACGAGGTTTATTGTCTGTAGCTGTTGCGCCATAGGTGTCCCTTACGGAGTGTACCAAATAGTATCTTCAGGGTGCTTTGCTGCATCAAAAGCAATAGCATCTGATAGATACCTGTTAGCGATAGTAAAGTACTCAGCAGTCGATGTACCACCTGTCTCACCCCGCTCACGTACAGACAAAGCAACCGTGAGGTGTAACACAGGAGCCTCTGGTATAGCCAAGGTGTCGCTGTCAGCACTCAAGTCATCGTTACGTACAGCTACGTTAAAACGTAAGGAGTACACACCGTCAGGCTTAGGGTACACTTGCACTTGAGTGTTACCAGAGGCATCGTTAGTGCTGAACGTGTAGTACTCAGGTGAACCAGAGGCAGGCTCGTTGTTGTAGTAAACGTTGTCAAACCACTCCTGTGGTCGATACTGCATGAATACGTTAGATGTATCGTTAATTACATTAAATGTCTTATCTTTGGTTGTGGTGTTGCTAAGGGTGTACGTAGACGTATCTGCTACTGTAGGAACAACGATGGTTGACCTAAGCCCTGACCAGTCCCAAGCAGCTTCTACAATCTTCTTAGCATCGTTAACAAAGTCACCTATCATTGTACTGTAGGTGGTCTCTGTTACCGTAGTTACCTCGTCTTCTCGGAGCCTACGTAAGACCCCGTTAACTATTTCTAAGTAAGTCATTATGAAAACATTCCGCTGTTTTGGTTAATGATTCTGTTCAGTTCTGCTGTGTAGTCTACGTTAGGGTTTTGAACTATTTGAGATAGCATGGGTACTTGGTAGTTAATGCCTGACATAAACTTATCAAACTGCATAGGTGCTGATCTTCCGGGCAAACCGTCTTTACCGTCTAGGCCATCTCTACCGTCTTGACCATCTTGCCCTCCAGAACCTTCCCCAGTGCCTCCACCAGTGCCTGTTCCTGAGCCTCCACCAGTTCCTCCCCCTGTTCCTTCCCCACCTCCAGCACCAGCACCAGCCCCATCGCCAGAACCTCCAGCACCTAAGCCGTCTGTAGATCCTCCAGCAGACCCAGAATCACCGCCGCCAGTTCCTATGTCTCCTCCAGCACCGCCAGATCCAGAAACAGTACCGTCCGTTGTGGAAGTGCTGCCAGTATTTGTACCACCAGTAAACATACCGTTACCGCCTGTAGTACCTGTAGTACCTGTAGTACCTGTAGTACCTGTAGTACCTGTAGTACCTGTAGTACCTGTAGTACCTGTAGTACCTGTAGTACCTGTAGTACCTGTAGTACCTGTAGTACCTGTAGTTGAATTA